AATAGATTAAGTTTCTTTAGAGCTGAGTTTGAAAAGATGACTATTAAAGAAATGCTTACACCTCTAACTAAGTAATTATGAAAACTGAAGAAAAGATTAAAAAAGAATACATGGATTTAAAGTTAGAAGACTTTTCTAAATGGTATACTAAACTTTCTGATGCTGAAAAAGTAGTATTTAATAAAGTTGTTTCTAAAATGAGAGATGAATTTTTTAATAGTAAAAAAGATAAAGATGCTTAAGAAAAAACCATTTGATAGAAGAAAGGCTACTGCAGAGGTTTTAAACCATCATAAAGATAAGTTTAATAAGTTAAATATTAATGATCCTTTATTTATACCTAAGTGTGCTTATAGACCTTACGGTAGTGATGAATTACACATATCATTTTTCCCTAGTGAAATAGAAAAGGAACAAGATATTTATACTGAATTCTGTAGTAAAGAATGTGAGCCTGAAACTAAAGAAAGAATATTGTATAAGTGGAGACATAATCCACACTATAAGGAAGAGTATGAACACACAGAACCTAATGATAGGGGACATGTAAGATATCTCATTCCTGTATCAGAGTTAATTGATCAAGATAAAATAATAGAGCAAGACAAAAAAGAAGAAGAGATAGAAAATGCTTTTCCAGATTTTAAAAGTGAGTTTATAGATCCTAATACTGATAATCCAATTAATCAGATGACTATAAGAGACTTTGCTTCAATACTTTGGAAGAAGCCAATTAGTAACAAAAAGTGGTTAAACAATTTAATTAAAGATTTATGAGTATAGTACTTCCAACAAAAAAAGTAAAGAAAGAAAGAGTTAATCCAAAGAGATTAATAATTTATAGTAAGCCCAAGACAGGTAAAACAACTGCATTTGCAGGATTAGAAGATAACCTTATTCTAGATTTAGAGCAAGGTTCTGAATATGTAGAAGCTCTAAAAGTTAAAATAAATAACTTACAAGAGTTATTAGATACAGGTAAAGCAATAAAAGAACAAGGTAAACCATATAAATATGTAACTGTTGATACAGTAACTGCATTAGAAACTATGGTTATGCCTCTTGCTGTAAAGTTATACAGACAAACTCCTATGGGTAAAAGTTATCAAGGAGATAATGTAGTAACCTTACCTAATGGTGCAGGATATTTATATATGAGACAAGCATTTTTTCAAGTCTTAGATTTTATAGATACCTTAGCACCACATGTTATATTATCAGGACACATTAAGGATAAAGTTGTAGATGATAAAGGCTCAATGGTTATGTCAGCTAATATAGATTTGACAGGTAAAATTAAGTCTCTTATATGTGCTAATGCAGATGCTATTGGATACATGTATAGAAAAGGTAATCAGACAATAATTAACTTTAATAATAATGATGGAGTTACTTGCGGTGCAAGACCAGATCATTTAAGAAATAAAGAAGTAATTATATCTGAAATGAATAAAAAGGGTGAGATTGATACTCACTGGAATAAAGTATATATTGATTAATTAATAACAAAAACAAAAGTAAAATGGCGTTAAGTACAAAAGACCTACAAGAAGGAGGTGCATCGGTCAAAAAAACAATTGCACCCGGAAATCATACGTTAAAAATTAATAGCTTAAATTTAGAAAAGTTTAAGTTTGTAGAAGATGCGTATCATCTTATATTAAATGTGGAAACAGAACCACTTAAAGACTTTGAAGGTTTTTTAGTTGATCCTAATAATCCAGATGGAGATAGATACGCAGGTCAAGTTGGTAGAGTTAAGACTAACAGATATGCATATGCAGATGGTGAAACAAGATCAGGATTTAAAGTAAACAGAGATAGATCTATTTTAATATTCATTAAAAGCATGTGTAAAGCACTAGATGTAGCAGAAGATTCTGATATATTTACCAATTGGTTTACAAATGAAGACGGTAAACATGAAACAATTGAATCATTTGTAGAAGCCTTTGATAATAAAATACAAAATAGTGAAAAAGTATATTTAGATTTTGCTATTGGAGGTAGAGAATGGGAAAACAAAAATGGTTACATAAACTATGATATGTTTTTACTAAAGCCAATGAAAGGTACATTTGCTTTTGGTGAACCAGGTTCTAATAAAATTATGACTTATAATGAAAAAGATCCTAAACATTTAATACCTCTTAAAATTAAAGATGTAGAGTCTTTTGGAGATGAGGATATTTCAATTCCTAGTAATACATCTGGTGACTTTAGTTTAGATTAATTAAATTAATTTAAGAGGGAGTCATGGGGATGGCTCCCTTTTTTATTAAATTTAATTTATGATTTCAACTAAAAATTTAATTTCAAGTATAAATGAAGTTCCAACTGAATGGGTATTTGAATACTATTTAAATCTAGAAGAAAAACTAACAGGACAAACTGTTCAAATAAGATCAGTATTTAATCCTAGAGAAAGAACACCATCAATGTTTTTATTTCCAGGAGAGATAAGCACTAATAAATATTTCTTTAAAGATTACTCAACTGGTAATGCAGGTAGTAGTATTAAATTGGTAATGTTATTAAATAATATTCCATATTGGAAAGCAAAATTAAAAGTTATTCAAGATTATAATGAGTATACTCTAGATACTAAATACACACCTCTTAAAGAATTTAAAGTACATAATAAATATCAAGTTGATGATTATGAGATTAGACACTGGACTAACTTTGATCAGAACTATTGGAGTATGTATAAGATAAATTCTAGATTGCTTGAAGCTTATAATGTTTCTCCTTTGACTTATTATACTATGAGTAAAGAAGAAGATGGTAAGAAGAAAGTAATTAAGATTGAAGGTAGAAATATCTACGGATACTTTAAAGATGATGGAACATTGTATAAAATATATCAACCTAAAGTAAAAAAGAAAAAGTTTATAAAAGTAAGAAACTATATACAGGGATCTGAACAACTTAAATATGATAAAGAATTTCTTATTATATGTTCATCTCTTAAAGATATGCTTGCATTTAATAAACTTAAGATTACTAATGGAGAATGTATTGCACCGGATAGTGAGAATACTTTAATACCAGAAGCTGCTTTAAATAAAATTACTGAAAAGTATAAAGATGTGTGTGTTGTATTTGATAATGATGAAGCAGGTATTAGGTCTATGAAAAGATATCAAGATAAATTTAATTTTAAATATGTTATCTTAGATCTTGAAAAAGATATATCTGATGCTGTTAAAAAGTATGGTATAGATAAAACAAGGAATACTCTTTTTAAACTTTTAAAAGAACAACTTAGACCAAATGAAAGAACAATTAAAAACACAAATTAAACACAACTTAGAGTGTTGGAAGTATCAAGGTGTAGAATTTACTGATGATATGATTCCAAAAGATGCTGTAGGATTTGTGTATGAAATGAGTACAATACTTAATGGTAAGTTTGTTAAATATGTAGGCAAGAAAAACTTTTATAGCAATGTAAAAACTAAATTACGTAAGAAAGATATGCCTACTGATAAAAGAAAAAAGACATACAAAAGAGTAAAGAAGCTTAATTATCATAAATACTTTAGTAGTAATGAAGTATTAAAGAGAGCAAGGAAAGATGGTTATCCAATTAAAAGAGAAATCCTTTGTATTTGTAACTCAAAGCTTCAGCTATCTTATATGGAAGCAAGACAACAATTTTTATGTGATGTATTAATAAGAGATGAGTATTTGAACGGTAACATCTTAGGTAAGTTTTATAAAGGAAAAATATGACAAAAAACAAATCTGACTCTCTAGCAAAAGCTAGTAAAGAGTTAATGATGATTGAACCTTTTTATGGGTTCTTTCTAATTATGCTAAATAAAATTTGGACAAAGACACAAGTTCCTACTGCAGGAGTTTGTAAGAATGGTATCAATTACCAGTTATGTATTAATGAAGATTTCTGGGATTCACTAGATAAAAAGAAAGAGTTAGGTATATTGAAACATGAGTTACTTCATGTAGCATTTAATCATCTTACTCATTTTTATTTTCCTGATAAAAGATTAGCAAATATTGCTATGGATATGGAGATCAATCAATACATTGATAAGACCTGGTTACCAGAAGATGGTATATTTATTGAAAACTATGCAGAGCTTGAATTAGATCACAAAGCAGGATGTAAGTATTACTATAAAAAACTTCAAGAAGCTAAAGAAGATAAAGAACAGAATGGTACAAGCGGTTGTGAAGAGTTTGATAGATTATGTGATCAACTTGATGGAGGAGAAGATCCTGTTAAAAACCATGACATGTGGAAAGACTTTCAAGATTTATCTGAGACAGAGAAAAAACTTATTGAGAAGCAAATAAAAAGAGTTCTTACTCAAGCTTCTGATATGGCTGAATCAAAGTCTAGAGGTTGTACTCCTGGAGAGATCAAAGATCTTATTAAGGTAGATGAAGTACTTCCACCTAAATTTGATTGGAAGAACTATGTAAGACGTTTCTCAGGAACTTCTTCTAGAGTATTTACTAAAAAGCTTAGAAGAAAAGAGAATAGAAAGTTTGATGATAATCCTGGTCTTAAAATTAAGATGAAGAAGCATGTCTTATTAGCAATTGATACTTCAGGTTCTGTATCTAATGAAGAGGTAAAAGAATTTATGGGTGAGATGAAACACATTCATAAAACAGGAGTGGCTATGACACTAGCTCAGTGTGATACTTCTATAAGAAAGATAGAACCATATAATGGAAGTAATGAATTAAATATTGAAGGAAGAGGTGGAACTGAGTTTGATCCTATTCTAGATTATTTTAATGCAAACTTAAGAACATATACAAGTCTTATATATTTTACTGATGGAGAATGCTACACTAGTGTAAAACCCCAAGCACCTGTGCTATGGGTACTATCTGAATGCTCAAGCATGAATGATAAACTACCAGGAAAGGTAATTAAATTAGAGTTATAATTAAAAAAATAAAGCAAATGAGTGGTACTCAATTAAATACTAATGAATTAAAAGATTTCTTAAAGCATATTGTTAAGAACAATAAACAAATTCAGGAAGATGGAAAGATTCCTGTAGCTGTAAATATAGAAGGTGACGCAGGTTTAGGTAAAACTTCTGCAATTATGCAATTAGGTCAAGAACTTGATATGCATGTAGTAAAGATTAACTTATCACAGATAGAAGAGATAGGTGATCTTGTTGGTTTTCCTGTAAAAGAATTTCAAATACAGAATAAAGAAGGTAAAACTACCTGGATTACTGAACCTCAGATTAGTGCAGCTACTAAGAAAGGTTACAAGGTTGTAGCTAAGAGAATGTCTCACGCTGTACCAGAATGGATACAAGGTAAAGATGAAGGTGGTTTCTTAGTTCTTGATGATTACACTAGAGCTGACCATAGATTCATGCAAGCTTGTATGGAGTTAATTGATAGACAAACTTATATTTCTTGGACATTACCTAAGAACTGGCATATAGTATTAACTACTAATCCAGACAATGGAGACTACAATGTTACTTCTTTAGATGATGCTCAGAGAACTAGATTTATATCTGTTGATATAAAGTTTGATGTAGATGTATGGGCTAAGTGGGCAGAAGCTGAAGGTATTGATGGCAGATGTATTAACTTTTTATTAATGCACCCTGAACTTGTAAGTCAGAAGCTCAATCCAAGGTCTATCACAACTTTCTTTAACTCTATTAGTTCTATAGATAAGTTTGAAGAAGAGTTACCTTTAATTCAAATGATTGGTGAAGGATCAGTTGGATC